GAAAACCATTCACGAAAATACAATGATTATGGGACCTATTGAAGCTTGTGTTATGTTAGGTATTATTAGTCCTGAAGCAGCAAATTCCGTTAGAACTACTTCATCAACAATACCCAGACCAGAACTGTTTGGAAATCTAATATCCAAAGATACACGATTAAAAAATCAAAAAACAATAACAAGAAATCAAGTTTCTTTTTTGTGTGAAAAGGAAGTTATAAACTATTCTAAAAATGTTACTAAGGCAAATAAATTTACATCTATTGTTAAAGATGTTTTGTCTAGTGAAATATATTTTGTGAAGTTAAATATAGTTAATGGTGTGCCCAATTTTACTGAAGAAGCAACTAGTGGACAACAATCGATTAGTAATTTGTTTTTCCGAACTAAAAATGGATATGATTCTAAATCCGATAAACTAGGATTTAAACTTTAACCACTTCGAAAACTGTCCACCCCATCTCGATTTTAAATCAAAAATACTCTATAATACCTGTATGGCAAAAAACACTCACCTTGAACACCTAGAAGATGATATCCTGAACCAAGGGTCTCAGGGTGGTAGAAATGCGATTGCATTTTTGAGAGAACTTGGCAAAATGCTTTCAGAAACATCTTCTTCTATTACTGTAACTACAAAATGGGACGGTGCTCCTGCTATTGTTTGTGGAACTGATCCATCGAATGGGAAGTTTTTTGTGGGCACAAAATCCGTATTTGCAAAAACAGAACCTAAACTTTGCTATACGCAGGCAGATATAACTAAGTTTTATGGAGTTGGACAACTTGCCGATAAACTTCAAACTTGTTTGATAAATCTTAGACATTTAAATATCCGAGGGGTGATTCAAGGAGATCTTCTCTTCACTGATGATAAACAGCATGGTGTAATTAATGGAGAAAATGTGATTCATTTTCGCCCGAATACGATCACGTATGCAGTTCCCTCGGATTCAGATCTTGGTAAAAAAATAAATGTAGCAAAAATGGGAATTGTTTTTCATACAAGTTATAGTGGTCCAACAGTTCCAGAAATGAATGCTTCTTTTGGTGTGGATATTAGTGACTTTAGTCCTTCTGTCGATGTATATGTTGCGACAGCAACATTTAGAGATGCAACTGGTGCTGCTAAGTTTGATTCTCAGCAAATGCTTGACTATACTTCTGCAGTTAATCGTGCCGAAGGATCTCTTCGTCAGGCATCAACTTTTCTTGATGTTCTGACGGCAACTGGTGAATCTAAGTTTTTAATGTCCTCATTATTCAAAAGATTTTTTAATAGTTATATTTCTCAAGGAAAAATACTTACTAGCACTCGTGAAGTTGCTGGTGCATTTGGAACTTTTTATTCAGGTCTTTTGGATAAAGAGATTCTTTCTAAGAAGACAAAAGCGACACAAGATAAATATTTACAAATGAAAAATGCTGGATTGCAGTTTATTAAAGCAAATGAAAGAGCAATCTATATGACGGTTGCATCTTATATGAATCTACAGGCAGCAAAATCTATGGTTATTAGGCAACTTGCAAAGGTAAATACTTTTGGAACATTTCTTAAAACTGATGATGGATATAAAGTAACAGCACCTGAGGGATTTGTTGCTATCAAATCTGGAAATGCTCTTAAACTTGTAGATAGATTGGAATTTAGTAGAGCAAACTTTACTGTAGCAAAAGATTGGGATAAAGGATGAAAAGTTTTTTTCAATTTCTCAGAGAAGCATCTGCCTCACAACAAGCAGCACGTCTTGGTCTTCAGGGTAATGGTCATGGTGATTGGTATAAAGATGGGGAGTTTGTAGCAAAAACTGTAAAAGGAACTCTTAAGTTCTATAATAAAAGGCAGGTAACTCCTGGAAAAGATCCTGCTCAAACTGATCTTGAAAAAAATATTTCAAATCCAAATTTTAATGATTCTGCGATTATTGCTCAACAGAATCCTCAAACAGCAACAATACAACAAGAACCTGTTCTACAGCAGGCAGCAGCACAAGAACCCCCTGCTCAAGAAGGTCCTCCACCAGTAGAAAAGACAAAAGGAACATTAACTATAGCATTTGGGCGTTTTAATCCTCCTACCACTGGTCACGAAAAACTTTTAGATACTGTTGCTGCATCTTCTGATGATGGTGATTATATTATTGTGCCTTCTCGTTCGAATGATCCCAAGAAAAATCCTTTAGATCCTGATACAAAAGTCTCTTATATGAGACAAATGTTTCCCAAGCATAGTGAAAAAATTGTAAATGATTCTGCAAATAGAACAATTTTTGATGTTCTAAAAAAGGCACATATGGATGGATATACTAATGTAAGGATTGTTGGGGGTGCCGACAGAGTTAAAGAGTTTGATAAACTTGCAAATAACTATAATGGTAAACTTTATGCATTTGATAATGTAGAGGTTCGTTCTGCTGGAGAGAGAGATCCAGATGCTGAGGATAATGTAACTGGAATGTCTGCATCAAAGCAAAGAAAGGCGGCTGTAGAAGGAGACTTTAAAACTTTTCGTAAAGGTGTCCCTTCAACTCTAAATGATAAGCAGGCAAGAGATCTTTATAATACAATCCGAGCTTCTATGAATATTAAAGAGGGGTGGAGTCTTTGGGAGATTGCACCCAAGTTTGATTTACAATCTCTCAGAGAAAACTATATTCTTGAAAAAATTTTTAATATAGGTCAATTGGTTGAAAATCTCAATACTGGAATTATTGGACGTATTATCCGTAGAGGAACCAACTATTTGATCTGTGTGACTGAAGATAATATTATGTTTAAGTCTTGGATTAAAGATGTGATGGAGGTTAAAAAATACACGGAGATTAAATCTGATGATGAGTATAGATTGCCTGAAAAACCAAATACTTTGGTTGGAACAACAGGATATTTAAAATATGCATCAAAACAAACTTTCGGTTCTAATCTTGGAAAAGAGAATCTTGCATATAATCAAAAATCTTTCGGTTTGAATTTCATAAATAAGTATAGGAAAAAGTAAGAATTAACAGATCTTCCAATGAGTAATCACATTTTTGAAGAAAATCCACCAGCACAAGTTCCTCAACAGATTGGGGGAGCTAAAGCAAAAATAGAAAAACAAGCAAGACAACTTCTTTATGATGCGCGTTATCAAGTAAAGAAAGAAACTGGCGATAAACAAATTGATCCTGTTAATTTGCAAAGATTAGTTACCCAAAGAATTGATAAATCTACTTCAATTCCTGCTGTTAAAACAAGAGCAAAACAGATGATGAATATGAAAGAAGAGTACATCGATTATATTAAAGATTCTGCGGCAGAATCTATTGCAAATACTCTTTATAAAGTTTTTGTAGAAAAGAAACAAATAATAGAACTTCCTTATCTACAAGAACTTGCTCAGAAACCTGAAGAAAAATTCAAAGTTACTGTCTATGATCCCAACTCTGGAACTAGATATGTTAGAATGGCAACTAGAAAAAAAATGGCCGAACTTAGACTGAAGGGGCTTAAAGTAGAAAGAACTGAGTACGGTGAAACAAGAGAAAAAGAAGCAAAAAAAGGTGAAACAACTGCTGCAGTATTGGGTGGGGGTAAAAAAGCAAAGAAAGATTATGATCATGATGGAAATATTGAAAGCCCTGCTAAAGAGTATCGTGGTGTGGTTCACAATGCGATTCAACGCAAAAAAGGTCTTCCTGCAGATGGACAGGATACTTCAAGCGTAAAAGAAGATTTTTTTTATCAAGAAGAAAATATAGATCAGAATACTAAAAAAATTATTACTGGAAAGGGAGTTAATAACACTAAGTTGGTTAAAGTTTTTCCAGATGATGGATCATCAGATCGTCTTGGTAAATCTTCAGTAACTCCAAGAAGTGTTTATGCCCATAAGGAATATGGGGGTGAAGTAATCGCTGAGACGGGATATAAAAAGTTTCTTAATATGCTTCAAGAAAAAGCAGTAAGCCAAAACCAACAACAACTTGCTGCTATGGCTATTGAATATCTTGATGGAAATATGCCAGATGCAAGTGATGCTGTAAAACAAATGGCAAAAATGGGAAGAAAGGATCTTAGAAAGTTTGCTAAAACTAAGCATAAAGGTCTTCCAGTTCATAAAGAAGAAATGGGATGTGATACTGAAAAGAAAGACGGTGAAGAAGATCCAAGATCAATGAAAACTAAAGTGAATCTTGTTAAAAATAAATTAAGAGCAATGGGTCTTAAAATGTCTTATGAACCAAAAGGTGATTTAGTTGATGAGGCTCAACAGAGAATTAGACAACCAAGTCAACCCATAAATCCTCGCGGTACATATGATCCCACTGGAATTGGCGTATATCCAAGAACAGAACCAGAAAAGGCAAAAATGAGAAAAGGTAAACCAGTACAAAAATATCCATCCGCAAATAGGAGTGATGACCACAGAGATGATTCGGATCATCCTTCTCTGACTGCAAGAGAAAGAAATCCCAATTTAAGATAAATAATACGCAATATAAATAATACGTAATTTTTACAAGAGGTTATTATGTCATTCGCAGCAATTATTGCTTGGGCAACTGGTAATCAAGCACTTATCGCAACTGTCCTTTTTGCAGTTTCGGAAGCACTTGGAGCAAATCCAAAAGTGAAGGCAAACGGTATTCTTTCACTCATTCTTTTACAAGTTCAAGGACAACTAAAAGCAAGGGGTGCTAAAGATTTAACTCCTTGAGATAGAATAAATTATTTTTTAGAGATCTTAACTCAAGGTCCCTTTTTTTTATAAATATCAATAGAAAAAGAATTATAGGTAAAGAACATGTCTCTTTGGGGCAACAAAGATTTAGTTGGACAATCTGGAACGGTTTGGATTAATCTTAGCAATAAAACCATAACTGGAACAGGTACTACATTTAGTACAAGTGGATTTGCTGCATCCGAAGGTGATGTGATTGTAGTTGGTGCAGGTGCTACTTATGGCCATGCAATAATATCATCGGTTACAAGTAATACAGTTGCATCGATTGCTACAACTCAATATTTAATCCCTCACCCAACAACTGGAATCATTACAGCAGCATCTTATTATATTACACAAAGACCTATTTCTTCACTTGAAAACTCATATTATCAGGCACCAGAAGTAAAATCAAATAGAACTTCTAGTGTATTTGGTGTAGATGTTGCCGAGCAGCAAGTTGCGGGAGCTTCGGGTTCTAAATATAAACCTGCTCATGCAGGTTGGGTTGGAGTTACAACTTATATAGATACACATGGTAATCTGAGAGTTAAAACCGAAACACTTGTTGCTGGAAGTCTAATTACAGGCGATGCCAACGATGATGCAAAATATCCAGATATTTGATAATCTATGAAGTTTGATGAGTTGAATGAAAATAACTATTTGTTATTTGCTATAAAATTTTATAATAATCCTCAAGCATTAACAAGAGAAGATTTTGAAGATGATCTTAAGAGGATTAGATATATTAAAAAACTTTTGAGAAAATATAAAAAGGATGGGGAACTAAAAGTTCATTTAATCTTGAACCATTTAACTGTTTTATTTAATGTTTTTGATGATGCTGCAGTTCCTCTGTTGTTTTATAATTTAGAAAAGGATCTTTGGCCAGCGATTAAAAGTTTTTTGGTTTTTTTAAAAAGACTTCCAGAGTATCCAAAAACTGAAATTAATGATGTTAATATAGATTCAGTTTGCTTATCACGGTTACAGTCAATCTAATGGACATCGATAAAATTATTTCAATTATTAGAAATTTGAAAGAAGAAGATGGTATGGCTGTTGGTGCTGATGGATATACTGGTGCAGCCGATCCCAAAGGACCTGCTGCTGGGTATGATCTTCCAATGAAATTTGATGGAAGAAGTAAAATGTCAAGAAGACTTCCTCCTCCATATAAAAGCGATTTAATAAATACAAAAAGGAAAAGAAAGAAAAAAAGACATGCAAAAGGTGGTAAAGGATCTCGCAAGTGGTGGTTGTAGCACTTAAAGGGAAAATAAATAATAGTAGATTTCTTGTGAGCAAATCTTATCCCCCAAGAAAAATGTTTAACCAAAATCTTACACCCGACACTAAAATTGCTGTTTTAGAGGAGCGTCTCTCATCATATGAGATCTTACTAAACAAGATTGATGAAGCAATTCAAATTATGGGTAAGACTAATCAAAACATCAGCAAGATGTTGGCTGTTCATGATGAAAAAATTGAACAGTGTGGAAAAACGGATGAAATGATTTCAAGAATGATCAACGAATTAAAGGAAGAAAATAGAAATCAACATAAAGGTGTAACAGATAGAATTAAATCTTTAGAAGTAAAAGTTGAAGATATAGCAAAGTTCCGTTGGATTATTGTTGGAGTTGCCGTTGTAGTTTCTTTTGCTGTTTCACAATCTTCAATGGTTGTAGATATATTGACTCCACATAATCAACCTGCTAGAATAGAAAAAATCAAGTAGTCTTTATAATGGATTTGATTGATTCCAAGTATATTGGACTTGTTTCGTCGCGCCTACAAAAGTTCAAGAGAGTCAAGGCAGATCTCTACAACTTCCGATGTCCTATTTGTGGTGACTCTCAAAAAAACAAGAACAAGACCAGAGGATACTTATATCCCGTCAAAAATAACACAAACTTTAAGTGTCATAACTGCGGAGCAAGTCTATCCTTTAATAACTTTTTGAAAGAGATAGACCCAACACTTCACAAGCAGTATATTATGGAGAAGTTTAAGGAAGGTCATACGGGTAAAAACTTTGTGGTCGAAGAACCTAAGTTTGAGTTTGTCAAACCAGTCTTTAAAAAGAAACTGGATTTGCCTAAAGCATCCGAAGTACTAATTGCCAAAGAATATTTAGAGAAGAGAAAACTTGATCCCGAAAAGTTTTATTTCGTTAACAAATTCAAAGAGTGGACAAACTCTCAAAAAGTTACTTTTGAAACTATTGGTAGGGACGAGAGTAGAATTATCATACCATTGTATGATGAAAATGGCATCTTAAATGGATTTCAGGGAAGGGCACTTGGACCATCACTTAATAAATACATCACCATAATGCTTTATAATGATGTACCAAAAATTTACGGACTCGATAAAGTTCAAAAAGACAAAACTGTATATGTCACCGAAGGACCATTTGACTCAACATTTATTTCAAATGCGATTGCTCTTTGCGGAGCTGATGGTGATGTTGGTAAGTGGGATATTAATGATCCTGTTTGGATATACGATAACGAACCACGTAATTCAGAAATTCTATCAAGAATTTCCCGTGTTATCGAAATGGGACAAAAAGTTGTCATCTGGCCTTCATCAATAAAAGAAAAAGATATTAATGATATGGTTTTGTCTGGACTCAATGTTCAGAATGTGATAGAATCAAATGTATATTCTGGATTAGAAGCAAAACTCAAATTCACTACTTGGAAAAAAATATGAGTAACGGTACAAAAGTAGTCAAGAGAAATGGGAAAACTGAACCTCTTGATTTAAATAAACTCCACATTATGGTAGAAGAAGCCTGCAAAGATCTGGCAGGTGTATCGGCATCTCAGGTTGAGATGAAATCTGGTATTCAATTCTATGATGGAATCACTACTGTAGAGATTCAAGAAATTCTGATTCGTTCTGCTTCTGATCTCATTGATCTAGATCATCCAAACTATCAGTTTGTTGCCGCCCGTCTGCTTCTGTTTGCCCTCCGCAAGCAGTTGTTTGGCCGTATGCACGAATACCCTACAGTGAAGCAACACATTCTCCGTACCGTTGATATGGGCGTATACGACCCTGAAATTCTTATTTTATATTCCGATGAAGAGTTTGATAAACTTGAAACATTTATCAATCACGATCGTGATTATCTTTTCACATATGCTGGATTACGTCAAGTTGTAGATAAATACCTAGTTCAGGATAGAAGTTCTAACGAACTTTATGAGACTCCGCAGTTCATGTACCTATTAATTGCGGCGACAATCTTTTCAAAATATCCCAAAGAAACCCGTCTAGACTATGTAAAAAAGTACTATGACGCAATCTCCAAACACAAAATCAACATTCCGACACCAATCATGGCGGGGGTCAGAACCCCCCTTCGTCAATTTGCATCTTGTGTTCTGGTTGATGTTGATGACTCCCTCAATAGTATCTTTAGCAGTGATATGGCTATTGGCAGATATGTCTCACAGAGGGCTGGTATCGGTATCAATGCAGGCAGAATCCGTGGTATCAACAGCAAAATCAGAGGGGGAGAAGTTTCTCATACAGGTGTTATCCCATTCCTCAAGAAATTTGAAAGCACTGTCAGATGTTGTACACAAAACGGGATTCGTGGTGGAAGTGCTACTGTCCACTTTCCAATCTGGCATCAAGAAATAGAAGATATTATTGTTCTTAAAAATAACAAAGGAACCGAAGATAATCGCGTTCGTAAGTTAGACTATTCTATCCAAATTTCCAAGCTGTTCTATGAACGATTTATCCGTAACGAAGAAATCTCTCTCTTCTCTCCACACGCTGTTCCTGGTTTGTATGATGCCTTTGGTACTGATGGATTTGACGAGTTATATGTTCGTTATGAGCAAGATGAGTCTATTCCAAGAAAAACTATCGGAGCTCAAGAACTCTTTTTGGATCTCCTGAAAGAGAGAGCAGAGACTGGTCGTCTTTATATTATGAACATCGATCATTGTAACTCCCACTCTTCTTTTATGGATAAAGTTGAAATGAGTAATCTTTGCCAAGAAATTACTCTACCAACTAAACCAATTGAACATATTGATGGTGATGGTGAAATTGCTCTTTGCATTCTTTCTGCCATTAATGTTGGTAAACTTAAATCAAATGATGAATTAGAATCTCTTTGTGATCTTGCTGTTCGCAGCTTGGATGAACTGATTGATTTTCAGGGATATCCTGTCAGAGCAGCAGAAATCTCCACCAAAGCACGTAGATCACTTGGGGTAGGTTTTATTGGTCTTGCACATTATCTCGCTAAACACGGGCATAACTATAACGATTCTGTTGCTTGGAAACTGGTTCACGATCTGACTGAAGCATTTCAATATCACTTGATTAAAGCAACGGTTAGACTTGCTAGAGAAAAGGGTCCCTGTGAATATTCACATCGAACCAAGTATGCCCACGGAATTCTTCCTATTGATACATATAAGAAGGACGTTGATGAAATAGTTCCAAATGATCTTAAGTATGATTGGGAATCACTTCGTGTTCGGATCAAAAAGTATGGTGTACGGAACTCAACACTGTCCGCACAGATGCCATCGGAGAGCAGTTCCGTTGTGTCAAATGCAACCAATGGAATTGAGCCCCCTCGCGGATACTTGTCCATTAAGAAATCTAAAAAAGGACCACTCAAGCAAATTGTTCCACAGTTTCAAACACTTAAGAACAATTATACGCTTCTTTGGGATATGCCTAGCAATCGTGGGTATATTAATATTGTTGCAGTTATGCAGAAGTTCTTCGATCAAGCGATTTCTGGAAACTGGTCCTATAATCCAGAAAATTACCCAGATAATGAAGTTCCTGTTAGCATAATGGCACAAGATCTTTTGACTTGTTGGAAATATGGATGGAAAACCGTATATTATCAGAATACATATGATATTAAAACTGATGAAGTTGAAGAACCAAAACAACAACTTCAGTCTCTTCTTGATGATATTATGAATTCCGTCGATGATGATTGTGAAAGTTGTAAAATTTGACAAAGATGATATGTACCATCAAAACAAAATATTTTTTTTAGTTAAATAGAATGGATGACATTTTTGTAATAGTTAAGTTTAGTAGAGGAAAATGATTGTGAGTCTTGTAAGATTTAAAACAAAACTAGAGGAGAAAAGCATGGTCGAATCATTGACCGTTTTTAACTCTGAGGAAGTAGACACCAAAAAACAACCAATGTTTTTTGGAAAACCATTAGGAATACAAAGATACGATTCTTACAAGTATCCGATTTTTGATAAACTTACAATTCAACAACTAGGATATTTCTGGAGACCCGAAGAGGTTTCTCTTCAAAAAGATCGTAGCGATTATCATATGCTACGCCCAGAACAAAAACACATCTTTACCAGTAATCTGAAATATCAGGTAATGCTGGACTCTGTTCAAGGTCGTGGTCCTGGTATGGCATTTGCGCCATACTGTTCTCTTCCTGAATTGGAGGCGTGTATGAAGGTCTGGGAATTTATGGAGATGATCCATTCCCGCTCATATACATATATTATCAAAAACATTTATTCAGATCCTTCTGATGTTTTTGATACAATTTTAAGCGATGATCGTATTATGGAACGTGCTCTGAGTGTAACTCAGGCATATAATGATTTTATTAATGGTGCCCATCATTATGCGACTTCTGAAATTTGGAAATATGTTCAAGAACAAGTTCCACACGCACTAGGAGAAAGATATGAACTCAAGCGCAAACTGTTAGAGCAGTTGCAAATGTTAATATACTTGAAGGTATTCGCTTTTATGTCAGTTTTGCTTGCAGTTTTGCATTTGGCGAACTCAAACTTATGGAAGGAAGTGCAAAAATAATCGGACTGATTGCACGTGATGAGAATCAGCATCTGGTTATCACTCAGAACATTCTGAATAAGTGGAAAGAGGGTGATGACCCTGAGATGCAAAGAATTGCTAAAGAAGAAGAGCAATGGGTCTACAAGACCTTTGAGAACGCTGTAAATCAAGAAAAACTTTGGGCAGAGTATCTGTTCAAGGATGGTTCTATGATTGGTCTGAATGATAAACTTCTTCAACAATATGTTGAGTGGATTGCAAATCGTCGTATGAAAGCGATTGGTCTTCGCCCTCTTTATGATATTCCAGCAAAGAATAATCCACTTCCTTGGACTTCTCATTGGATAGAATCAAAAGGATTGCAAGTGGCACCTCAAGAAACGGAGGTTGAAAGTTATATTATTGGTGGGATTAAGCAGGATGTTACAAAAGATTCTTTTGCAGGATTTCAACTTTGATAGAGAGGGTCTTTGAGACCCTCTTTTTTTATAAATAAAAGAAAGTAAAAAGTATTAGCAAGATGACTCTTTCTCCAAATATCTTGAATGAGATTGCATATTTATATGAAAGCATTTATATTTCCGAGCAAGAAGATTTGCATGAAGTCGGATCTCCTGGTGCCGCATTTGCTGCACAACAAGCAGCACAACAAAAAGCACAGGCATCTTCTGCAAAAAGTGCTCTTCAATCTGGGAAAATGCTTGGTATTGGGGGAGCACCTTTTGGTACACAAACTGGAACTTCGGTTAAATTAAATTCTGCTGATACAAAAGCACAAGGTAGAACAGTATTAGATACTGCTCGTGTAAGTCCCAGAGGTGGTCCCCTACAGAAGGGAGTTGCTGGTCCTGCAGACAATAAAATTACTTTAGGTGGTCAAAATCTTTATAGAGCACAACTTGGTGGTAGAGATGTATATGTAGGTGCTAAACCTGCTGCTGGTGCTCCTCCTAGACCTGGCCAACCTCCTGCTGGTGCTCCTCCTAGACCTGGCCAACCTCCTGCTGGTGCTCCTCCTAGACCTGGCCAACCTCCTGCTGGTGCTCCTCCTAGACCTGGCCAACCTCCTGCTGGTGCTCCTCCAC